GATAATGACAACGAGAACACCACTTGGGTGGAGTATTGGCTTGAGGGTGAATTGGTTCACCGATCAGTTCATGTGACTCTAAAGAAACCATTAACTTACATGGCTGCTGAAGCGGCCTCAATTGCATAAGGAGCTATCATGGCCAACACTCAAAGCATGTGCACATCGTTCATGGGCGAACTCATGACGGCTACCCATAACTTTGGCACTGCACCAATCCGTGCGGCTACTACTGCCGACACATTCAAGGCAGCGCTGTATTTAACTTCAGCCACTGTTAACGCAGCTACCACAGCTTATTCAACTACGGGTGAAGTTTCCGGTACAGGCTATACCGCTGGCGGCGTGACGGTGACCAATGCTACGGCCCCCATTGCTACAAACAGCTCGGCGACTGCTGGCGTGGCTTACTGGACACCTTCAGCATCTATCACGTACACGACTGTGACCTTGAGTACAGCGTTTGATGCAGTGTTAATTTACAACAGCAGCCAGTCTGATAAGGCGGTTTCTGTTCACACATTTGGTTCACAGACCATTACGGCTGGTACGTTCACTCTGACCATGCCTTCCAACACTACAACAACCGCTTTGCTGCGCTTGTCCACAACCTAAAAGGTAAGCCATGTCTCTCGGCTGGGGTGACGGCGCGTGGGGGAGTAATGGCTGGGGCGGTACTCTCGATGCAACAGGAGTTGCCGCCGAAGGTGCGGTCGGTTCCGTCACATCTGACCGCGTTGTTGCTCTTTCAGGCGTTGGCGCTTCTGGCCTAGTTGGAGATATTGCTGAAGTCATCATCATTCCCGAGCAGGGTGATGAGGCGGTAGGTGAAGTTGGCTCCGTTGGCTTAACTGTAGAGGTAGCCCTCACGGGTGTAGCTGCTTCCGGAGAAGTCGGTTCAGTTGTTCAGAGTCAGACGGTAGCTCTATCTGGGGATGAGGCTACAGGTGCAGTTGGCTCTGTTGTAAATTCATCTACTGTTGCACTAAGTGGTGTAGCGGCTTCTGGTAACGTTGGATCAGTTACACACGTTAAGACTGTCCCAATAACCGGGGTGGCTGGTGCGGGAGCGGTTGGGTCTGTCGTTCAGTCTGCGTCTGTTGAGTTGAGTGGTGTAGCAGCTCTTGGTGCAGTCAATGCCCTTATCGTTCCGTTGCTGCCAAACAGTGCGACCGGTGCAGTAGGATCGGTATCAGGCGACAGAGAGATTGCGCTGACCGGGGTGGCATCTAGCGCAGCGGTCGGCTCTATGGCGCTTGGCCCACGAGTATTGTCTTTAACCGGAAACCTTGCCAGTGGTTTCACGGGTGATGTAATCGCAGTTTATTGGAAACTAATTGATGACAGTGAAACTGCAAACTGGCAAAATATCACCAACTCACAGACACCCACTTGGACTATAGTTGACACTACGGAAACTGCCGATTGGGAAGAAATCGTAACTTGAGGTTTAAACATGACAACAGCATATACATCACTCTTAGGTCTGGCCCTTCCAGTCACAGGCGAGCTTTCAGGCACTTGGGGTGACACTGTAAACAACAGCATTACGTCACTTGTTGACACCGCAGTAGCAGGAACGACCAACGTCAGCGCTGATTCAAACGTCACACTGACCACAACCACTGGTGCTTCTAACCAAGCGCGGCAAGCGATTCTGTTGTTCTCAGGTGCGCGTACAGCTATTCGCACAGTGACTGCTCCGGCCCAGTCAAAGATTTATACAGTTATTAATGCGACTACAGGTGGTTTTGCTGTTCAGTTGGTTGGTGCTGGCCCGACTACGGGTGTAACGATTGCTAACGGCGCAAGAGCTACCGTTGCTTGGAACGGGTCAGACTTTGTAGAGTTGACCAGATTTAGCAATTTAACAACATACGCAGATGCTACGATTTATGGTCTAACAGTAGGCCGTGGTGCAGGTGCTGTGTCTACCAATACTGCGGTGGGTGCTAGTGCTTTGGCGGCTACTGCTACTGGTATTCGCAATACTGGAGTTGGCTCATCGTCATTAACGGCACTTACATCTGGCGCAGAAAATACTTCTGTCGGATTTTTTGGTTTAACAAGCAATACATCTGGCGCAAATAATACAGCCGTTGGAAGTCAGGCACTTTCTGGAAATACTACAGGTTCAGCTAATACTGCGGTTGGTCAAACAGCACTCGCATTTAACACCACAGCCTCATACAACACTGCTGTTGGTTATCAAGCTGGTTACAGTAATACTACGGGGCAAATTAATACCGCTGTCGGGGCATTTGCGCTATACACAAACTCAACTGGTGCGAATAACAGCGCCTTGGGTTACACGGCTCTTTACTTAAATACAACTGGTTCAACTAACACAGCGATTGGTCGTGAAGCCCTCTACTCCAACACCACAGCAGATAACAACACTGCTGTAGGTTATCAGGCTTCATACGGGAACACTACAGCCGCTGCAACTACAGCCTTTGGCTATCGAGCTAATTACACTGGGCAGACCAGCGGGAATGGTGGTTCAACTGTTATGGGCTACCAAGCCGCATATAACAGTCAAAATTTAAACGATGCTTTTGGTTATGAAGCCTTGCTTTACACAACAACTGGATTCACCAATGTAGCTGTTGGTTTTCAGGCATTGCGCTCCAATACCACAGCAGGAACCAACACCGCTGTAGGTTATCAGGCGGCTTATTCAGGTACAACAGCTATTGGTGTCAATGCTTTTGGCAAAAATGCTCTATATAGCAATACTGCAAACAATAACTACGCTTTTGGTGGCACTGATTCCACAGCAATTGGAGCCGCACTATCAAGTAATACAACTGGAACGAGAAACTCTGCATTTGGTGGGGCAGCTTTATACTCAAACACTACTGGTTCAAATAATACAGCCATTGGTGTTGAAGCGCTTATATCCAACACCACAGCAGGAAACAACGTAGCTGTAGGTTATCAAACCTTATCTAGCAATAATGCTGACTCTTGCGTAGCAGTTGGATTTAGGGCGCTTAATGCCTCAAACGGCACTCAAAATACTGCTGTTGGTTCTGGGGCTGGTGATGTAGTAACTACTGCTGTAGGTTCTGCTCTTTTTGGTTATAACGCTGGTGATAAATTAACAACTGGAAACTACAACACATATATTGGAAGAACTGCTGGAGAGAATGCCACAACAGGCGAAAACAATGTATGTCTTGGTTTTGATGCTGGTACAACTGCATCACCATTCAACATTACTACAGAATCTGACCGAGTAGTTGTTGGTAAAAATACAACCACTAATGCTTATATTAAAGTTGCGTGGACAGTAACTTCTGATATTCGTGACAAGATAGATTTTGATGTTGTGCCGCATGGATTGGATTTCCTGAGACAAATTACTCCAACTTCGTATTACATGAGAACATCTCGTGAATCAGAAGTACGACATGGTCGCAAACGATATGGCTATAAAGCTCAAGATATTCTTGCGCTTGAAGGTGAAAATCCAGTCATTATTGACAACGAACAACCAGATCATTTGAAGTACAACGGCGAAGCTCTTGTACCTATTTTGCACAATGCCATTAAAGAGATGGCAGATATGATTGACCAACTCAAGGCAGAAATTGCAACCCTGAAAGGAAACTGAAAATGACTGAAACCGCAACTCCCGACGTGGAGCAACTCACCGCTGAACAAATTGCCAAGCACTACAGCGCCGCAATGGACTCAGTAAACCTGATTAACGCAGGACAGCCAGAAGGCATGACTGCTGAAGATTGGGCTGACACTGTTGCTCGTAACAAAGAGCACCTCAAGATTATGCTGGCTAAAGACTTCTGGACAACAGAAAATCTTGCACCACTGCAAGCCGCATCTGTTTAAACAGGAAGCTGCCACCTGAGTTTGACAGCAATTAAAGGAAAAATCATGGGAAAAAATGAAAAGACCCCTGTGACAATCGATGGCGTTGAGCACCAGTTTGAAGACCTGACACCCCAGCAGCAAGCGCTGTTGAACCATGTCGCAGATTTGGATCGCAAACTTGACTCAGCAAGATTTAACGTAGATCAACTCACCGTGGGCCGCAACGCCTTCTTTGAGTTACTGAAGCAAGCTCTGGCCGAACCCAAGGTGTCGGACGTAGAACCTAAGTAACCTTGTCTGGGGGCTTCGGCCCCCGCTGTTTGGTTACTGGAATTTGTTTTAAGTTGTACCTATGATTCCAATAGACCCAATATCAGCATTACAGGGACTACAAACTGCGATTAGCGTAGTCAAAAAGGCAAGCAAGGTTGCTAGTGATCTAGCGGGATTGGCTCCCTCCATTTCGCGGCTTTTTGATGCCAAGAGCACTGCTACCAAAGCGATGCTTCAGGCCAAGCGTACAGGTGGTAAATCCAACCTTGGCGCGGCATTACAGATTGAGATGGCGCTCGATGAGGCCAAGCGGTTTGAGGAACAGCTAAAGATGCTGTTCATGCAAGCGGGACGCATAGACGTATGGAATGCAACCAAGGCTCGGCAAGCTGAGATGGATAGAGATGATGCCAGAGAAATGGCAGAGTTAAAGGCTGAAGAGAAGAAGCGCAAGGAAGCCGAGCGGGAACAGATGGAGTGGGCGGTTGGGATTGTCGTAATCGTGATGCTCTTAGGTGCTGTTGGCTGGGGGCTTAATGAGATGGCTGAACTGTGTGCCAAGACAGGGTGTGGTCGGTGAATGAGTACCAGAAACAGTTTGACCTCTTCCTTAAAGTCTTTGTCAGGCTGTGTATTGCTTGGTGGGTGCTTGGCTTACTCAAGTTTTTGCCTGATGACTTGTCAGACAAGATCGTGAACAAACTACTGGGAATGATTGGTCTATGAGTGACGAAAAGCCAGCAGATGTATTGAGCAAGGTGTTGTCCTATGTAGATAGCCCGTTTAAACTGTTTGCTCTGTTGCTCATGGCGGTGTTTGCGTTTGCTGGGTATTTTGTTTGGCAGAACCAGTCTTTTCTATTTGAGGCGTACAAAGAAAACAAAAAGCTTCCAATGATTGCGGAAGACAGGGCTGAGGATGTTGTGGCTCATCTATTTAAGAACACGGACGCAACGGTAATTGCCATATTCAAGGTGAATCCGTTGTTTGGCACAAGAGTTTTGTTTCGGGCGTACACCAGAGAAGGCAGGGATAAGACGCATGACGGGCTAGATGTAGGGCTGTTTACACAGAGTTCTTCCAATAATCGTGATGTAATTGCACTGATGGCCAATGAGATACCGTGTAGCGAATACGCTGTGGCTCAGAGTGAGATTGGGCTTTGGTACATTGAGAAGGGTGTAACTTTTGGATGCCGTGTCAGTGTGCCGCCAGAGCCGGGCAGATTTGTTGGGCAGATTACGGTAGGCTGGGACAAAGAACCCAAAGACATAACCAAGGCTATAAGTATGTTGCAAATTGCAAGTAATATGTTGAGTAAAAGCAAACAGTAAAGGATCGCTATGCTGACACTACTATCCACTTTAATCTCGTTCCTGATGGGCGGTTTGCCTAAGATTCTGGAATTCTTCCAAGACCGGGCAGATAAGAAGCATGAGCTAAACCTTGCTCAGATGCAGATTACCCGTGAGCTGGAACTACGCAAAGCTGGCTTTGAGGCACAAGAACGTATTGAGCACATCAAGTCAGAACAGCTAGAAACAGAGAGCGCAGCTAACACCAAGCAGATTCTGATCGGCGCTCAGCAGGCTGAAATGCAGGCAATCTATGCCCACGATACAAGTTTAAACGAGGGGACATCCACATGGATGAAGAACCTCCGAGCTTCTGTTCGCCCCGTTATCACATACGGCTTCTTCTTCCTGCTACTGTTTATTGACATTGGCCTGTTTGCCTACGGCTGGAACAGTGGCGTGCCGTTTACAGAACTGGCCGAGATGCTGTGGGACTCTGACACCCAAGCGCTGTTTGCCTCTATCATTGCTTTCCACTTTGGTGGCCGGGCGTTTGGCAAATGAAGATCTCAGCCAAGTGCCTTCACATGATCCGCCATCACGAAGGCGTGAGGCAGAATCCCTACAAATGTCCAGCCAAGCTGTGGACTGTGGGGGTTGGGCACGTAATGTTCCCAGAGCAAGGCAAGCTTAAGATAGACCAGCGGGATTCTTTTGTGCCCCCGCCAGAGGCTATGCGTAAACACTCAATGGAGGAAGTAGATGCAATACTTAGGGCAGACCTTGCTCGGTTTGAGAAAGGCGTGGCTACTTATTGCCCTGTGCCTCTTACTCAAGGACAGTTTGACGCATTGGTATCTTTTGCTTTCAATGTAGGACTGGGCACTCTCCAGCGTTCAACTCTGCGTCAAAAGGTACTGCGTGGTGATATGGCCGGTGCAGCAGAAGAACTGTTGAAATATTGCATGGCGGGGGGTAAAATTCTCAAAGGGCTACAGAATCGTCGTATTGACGAACGGGCCGTTTTTCTCTCTTAGGACTGCTCATGCCATTAAAGAAACTTCAGCAGAAAGCCGGTGTAAACAGGGAAAACACACGCTATACATCGGAAAATGGCTACTATGTTTCAGACAAGATAAGGTTTCGCCAAGGCACACCAGAAAAAATTGGTGGTTGGCAGCGTATTTCTTCGGCTATTTTTCAAGGTGTTTGCCGTTCTTTGTGGAACTGGGTCACTCTGGGCGGGCAGAACTTACTGGCGGTCGGCACAAATCTGAAGTTCTACATTGAAAACGGCGGCTTGTATTACGACGTTACTCCCTTGCGTTCGGCTGTACAAGCTCCTGTAACGCTGAACAATCCATTTGACACTACATCTGGGTCAGCCGTTATTAACGTTAATGACACTGCGCACGGTTTACTCACCGGCGACATCGCTACCTTTTCTGGTGCTGTTGCGGTCGGTGGAATTCCAGCAGAAGTACTTAATACCAACCACACCATAACGTATGTTGGAGCTGATGACTACACCATCACTGTATCCACTACAGCATCATCCACTGTGACGGGCGGGGGTGGCGCATCTGTTTCAGCAACATATACAAAGCTTAGCGTTGCGCTAACAAACCCATTTGCTACGGTTAACGGATCAACAACAGTCACTGTGACTGACGCAGCTGGTGGTTATACAAACGGTGATTTCGTTACCTTCAGTGGCGCTACAGCTGTTGGCGGTCTTGACTTAAACGGTGAGTATGAGCTAACCATAACCGGTACATCTACCACTCAATACACAATTACTGCGGCAAGTCCAGCCACTTCTACTGCTACGGGCGGTGGGTCTGCTGTAGTGGCTGCTTATCAGGTTAATGTTGGTGCTCCTTATGCGCTTCCTTTGGTGGGCTGGGGTGCTGGCCCATGGGGTGCGGGGCCTTGGGGTGTTGGTGTGGAATCATCAGACCAGATGCGTATTTGGTCACAGGCTAACTTTGGTGAAGACTTACTCTTTGCACCTAATGGCGGTGAGATCTATGTTTGGAAGGCAAGTTCTTTGCTGACTTCACGAGGCGTGGCTATTAACAATCTATCGGGCGCTTCTTCCTGCCCAACGATTCAGAGTTCTATTCTGGTGTCTGATGCCTCACGCTTTACGTTTGCATTTGGTTGTAATGACTATGGAAGCACCATTCAAAACCCCATGCTAATTCGCTGGTCTGACCAAGAGGATTACTTGGAATGGTTCCCCTCTGCCACAAATCAGGCTGGTAGCTTACAGCTATCCCACGGCTCAAAGATTATTACTGCCATACAGACTCGTCAAGAGATTGTTGTTTTAACTGATTCTGCAGTTTATTCATTGCAGTACCAAGGGCCGCCAGCGGTGTGGGGTTCCCAGTTGTTGGGAGACAACATCTCTATTGCTGGGCCAAACGCAGCTGCAACCGCCACGGGTGTGGTGTACTGGATGGGTATTGATAAGTTCTACAAATATGATGGCCGTGTCCAGACTCTTAGATGCGATCTGCGCCAGTTTATTTTCCAAGACATTAACCTAGAACAAGCCGATCAGTTCTTTGCTTCTACCAATGAAGGTTTTAACGAGATCTGGTTCTTCTACTGTTCGTCTGGGTCGTTCACTATTGATAAGTACGTAACGTACAACTACTTAGAAGATGTCTGGGCTTACGGCACAATGGCCCGAACAGCGTGGATTGACTCTGCCTTGCGTAAGTACCCAATGGCGGCTACTTATACATACAACATTGTCTACCACGAACAGGGTAATGACGACAACGAAACAGGCACAACTTTGCCAATTACTGCCGTTATTGAGACTACCGAGTTTGACATTGATGATGGCGATCACTTTGGGTTTGTCTGGCGTATCCTGCCTGACATTACTTTCCGTGGGTCTAACACATCATCTCCGCAAGTCACAATGACTTTGATTCCCATGCAGAACTCCGGTTCAGGCTACAACGACCCAATCTCTTTGGGCGGCAACTCAGATGCAACTGTGACTCGCACATCTACAGCGGTGATTGAGCAGTTTACTGGTCAGATTTACGTCAGGGTTCGTGGCCGTCAGATGATTATGAAGGTGGAATCTACCCAGCTTGGTTGCGCTTGGCAACTTGGCTCACCCCGTATTGACATCCGTCAAGATGGCCGCAGAGGTAATTCATGAGCTTACTTGTTACAACGGAGTATGAGTTCCAGCGGGTTGAGCCGCCTGCTCTGCCGTTGGCAACAGAACAATACAACAAAGCTTACCAAGATCAGCTAAACAATGTGCTTCGGTTGTATTTCAACCGACTGCAAAACATTCTTAACCAGATGAATACTGGCTCAGGCTCAATTGATGGGTCTGGCTTGCGTGTTCCTTATGGG